TTAATCTTTTTAGTTAAATTTGAAATATACACATCATTTGAATAATTAAAAACTAAAAGAGTAATATTTTTAATAATCACTCTATGTGGTTCAATATATGTAAGATTAGTTTTATCTAGTTTTCTGATACTACCATTGATAAAAGTAGGAGTAACTTTTGAAAACTCACATATAAATTCAAGTCGTTGTTTTAGACATTCCTCAAATTCTAGTTCTTGTTTAATTATCTTCATATCAAACACCATCCTTTCCATATAGAATTAGGATGATTTTTTGCAAAAGAAAAAATCAACCATTTTACTGATTGATTTTCATATCTATCTGTTCTAAAAAAGTTCGAACAGAAACGTCGTTGGAGCGGGTACCGAGAATCGAACTCGGGCCACCAGGTCGGAAGGAGTATCTAAGCAATATTGGGGACATATATAAAAGTGTCTGTATTGCTTGATACTCTAACATTTCATCACACAACATTGACTAGCATATATTATCATTTTATAGTAAGTTTTTTGTATTAATTTACGCTAAAATTACGCTAAAAAACATTTACATTTTTTGTAATATTTCAAGTTCTTTAAAACTAAAATAATCCCCCTTTTTCCCCATTTTTTTCTTAAACTGTTGATACTTTTTCTCATCAATATAATTTAGTTCTTTAATTATTTCATTTTCTACTACATCCATACTACCTCTCCTTTTTCTTTTCTGCAGTATAAATATATATAATTCCATCCACTATGGTGGATATTTTACGAAAGTACCAATTTCATATACGAAAAAAATAAAATAGTACTTTTAAGGTACTATTCTATATAATTCTTTTATATCTACATTTAATGCTTGTGCTATTATTATTGCATTACTTAAAGACGGTTCTTTTTCATTTCGTTCTATATAATTCAAATGTGAGCTAGATATGCCTGTTGCTTTTGACAATTTTTCTAGACTATATCCGCTTTTTAACTCTGATCTCTTTCAATAATATTTCTATTCTCATTTTTCCACCTTTTGCTTTAGTATGCTCTACTTTCTCTTATAGCATACATTTTATCCACTATGGTGGAAATGTAATATTTTCTAATAAAAAAGAGAAGTGCAAAGACTTCCCTTTTGTCCAGACATCTTTTCTTATGCTCTTATTATAGCATATTTAATTTGAATTGTTTGTCGAAGTTTGACATTTCAATATAATATTTTTTCGACAAAAAATGCTTAAAAATCGGCTTTTCAGAATCGTTTTAAAGGCTTTTTATTTTTTCATTAATATAGTTTTATATCTCAAATTTATCTATAAAATGCAAAAAAGAGGCAAGTTGATTAATTTCAACTTGCCTCTAATCTTTTTATATTATTTTACTCCTCCAAGCCATTTGCAGAATCCAATCTTGTAGTTGTTTGTTCCGTTTACATTATATCTTACCATTGCTCTGTCATTAAATATTCCAAAACAATCACATCTTTCTCGTGGATCCAAACTTCCTATTCTTTTTGTACAAGCTGTATCTGCATATACAACTTCTGTTGTACTTCCATTTTGATATGTTTTCACTGGTTCATCACTCCCACTTTCTATTTTTTCATTGTTAATTGGTTTATCTTCTAAATAAGAACTAACCATGTCTAAAAATCTTTGCCAGCCTAAATCTAAAGTTCTATGTGGACAATATTTATTTGCAAAATCTTGATGTTTCTTTACTTTATCTATTCCCCAATCATATTGTTTTAATAAATATGCTGTATATTCTGCAGCTAACTTTTCTGCTTCTTCAAAGTCTTCTCCTCCAGATTTAGAATAACAGATTTCAAGAGATATTCCTTTTCTATTGCCGTTGCCATTTCCTCCATCTCCTGCATTCCAAGTATTTCTATTAAATGGCACACCTTGTACAATTCTAGTATTATCTATTGCACAGTGGAATGATACTTTATTGTTGTTTCCTATCATATATGATATTTCTGCCATTGCTGATGCATCATTTGCTGTGTTATGTATGACGATAAATTCTGGAGTCATTTCGTAAGGACATTTTATATTATATTTGCTTTCTGGCACTAACATCTTAGTTACTTGCATCGTCATCATCTCCTATTCCGTCTGTTTCTGAATTGGAAAAATCATTTTCTGCTATATTCTTTTGATATAGTTCTTCTTTAAACTCTACATTTTCTACTTGTATGTTATCTTCCATAACTAGCCCTCCTTTGGCACATAATCAAGTGCTTTTTTCACTTCATCAAATATTGTTTGTATAAACTCTCTTACAGCTTCTCTAGTTATAAAAAAAGATAATGGTGCAGGTATTAACACTATTATCTTGTCTATAACATAATTTAATTTATTTTCATTATCACCTTGCTTAAACATATCTTCTGCTTTTACTATTAAATCTACTGCTGTTGCTCTTAATCCTTTTTTCTTTATTTGCCACACAAGATATAATATAAAAGCTAATATTGCAATAACAACTATTGCTATTTCTATTATTGTTGTTGGATTCATACTTATTACCTCCTACTTTTTTGTAACCATTTTTTCTAAGTTTTCTTCTATGAAAAACTTAAGTTTTAAGATTTCATTCATTTCTTCTTTTGTAAAATTTACTTTATCTTTATTTTCATATTGAATTGCTAAAAAGCCTATTGCCTCTCTTTCTTTATTGTTTAATATAACATCAAAGAATGAAGCCACTCCCTGACCTTTTTTCAACTCATATGTTGCTGGCATTGTACTTTTTATTTCTTCTAAATCATTTATTTTTAATTCTCCACGATTTAGTAAAGCCTTGATAAACCTAGGTATACAACTTAATGGAACTGATTGCAATTCCTTTTGATGTCCTTTTATTCCTGCTCGTACAACTTCATAACTGCATGATGTTTTTAATGCACTTCTTCCATTCGCGTAATGTACCCCGTTGTGAAAATCATAAATTTGTACTCTATCAGCTTTTAAAAACTCTTTTATACTCTCTAATCTATTTATAATGCACATATCAATATTACATTGTTTTTTTATCTTTTGTGGCAGTGTTTCTTCTATTTCTTTTTTAGATTTTATCACTGCCACAATTAATGCTGTTATAGATAATATTAGTGGAGTTAGTTTTGTAAAAAAACTCGTTATTGTTTCCACATTCTATTCCTCCTCTGTATTTTCTATAACTTCTTCTGTTTCTTCTACTTCAATATATGTATCTTCTACTAGCAATGTTAATTCGCTATATTCTTCATCACTTATTTTACTCATTGCGTAAAATACATTTAATTTGTTCTCTATGTCTGCTTTTTCTTTGTAATATTTTTTTACTATTAATTTCTTTAATAATTCTACTATCATTTATTCCACCTCCTTTTCCACATCTTTTTGTAAGTTATCTAATAATAATGCACTCGTTTCTGTTGTGCTTATTAGTTGTTTTATTTCATCTATTTCGTTTTGAAGCTTGTTGTGTTCTGTTTCTAAATCTTTCTTGTACTCTACATCTATACTTGCTAATTCATCACTTAAACTTATATTTGTTATGTTTTTGTATGTATACATTTTCTGTTCTCGTACTGCTTTTTGCTCTTCTGTCAGTTCTAAGTTAATTGGTGTTGCTAATCTAAAATAAACTGGCATGTCTTTTAGAATAGCTCTTGCCTGTTCTTCAGTCGTGTCTGGTTCAAATACAAAATACATATTCTTGTTATTTGTTATTAAAGCTACTTGTCCAGGTAAAAATGTACCCTGTTGTGGTCTTGATTTGAATTTTGTGGTTAATACATCACATACTTTTGTTGGGTCGTTATATTGATATATACCATAATTACTAAAATCTATTCCCCACCATTTCCTGGTGCTTGTTGATGAGCTGTCAATTAAAACCTCTTCTCCAGTCAAAACGACTTTTCCCCACTCATGATGTTCTACATCTGCAACATAGTCCCCTTCTAACATTGCTTGCTGAATTGACATTATTGCTGTTTGAGATTGATGTAATACAAAGTCGCTCTTGTCAGTATTTGCCCATATTTTTATTACTGCATTATTAAATATAGCACTCGCATTTATCCAGATAGTTGTTTTTTCTGTGTCTTTAGTTGAATTTGTCTGTGAAAACTTTTCGCTTGAAATCCATGCTCCAGTTCCGGCAAAGCTTAAAAATGTATTGTTTATATTTGAACCAGAAATACTTCCACTTATCAGCTCAACTTTTTGATAATATGTGGTACCTGCTTTTAACTGTAATTTATCTATATTTAAACTAAATCCACCTGTTCCATTTATTGTTAATGTTCCATCTTCATTTACTGTTACTCTGCTATTTTGTGCAACATTAAAATCTAGCAAGTTACTATTTACTACATCCATTTTTACACAGCCCATTCCAGGAGGAGAATAAGGTGTTATCGCCGAACCTCTCTCTAGTTTTATTTTTGCAGTCAAATCTGTTTCGTTTGTTCTGAATCTTATGTAAGCTGTTTGAGTAGGAGTAGTAAATATATATTTACCTGTATAGTTTGATGCCCCTATCATTTTCAGCCAGTTTTTATCTTTATCATAAGCATGCACTATAAAAGAACCATTTATATTATCTGAAAGTGCATATGTAGTATTTTCCTCAACTGCAAGATAATTTTTTGAACGAGTATTTTTTGCATTACCATAATTTTGTCCAGTGTTATTCGTTAATGACCCTGATTCTAATTCGCCATCAAATAAATTCACATTACTTCCTACTGTTTCAATCTCTTGAGGATATTTTAGATTAGGTGATGGTATTCCTCCTGTGTAAGGTTCGTATGTCATATCTTCATTATTTATTGTTATTATTACATTTGTGTAATCTACATAATCACCAGCGACTCCTGTTCCATCAAAATTAGCATAAAACCATACTCCTAAATATTCTTGTCCTGTTTCTAAGTTTGGTATAACAAATGATATTTCTTTTTCGCTAACGTTTGTATTGTCTTTTAACACTCTATTTGTTCCATTACTGTTGCATAACCCTATTGAATATTTTCCCTTTAAATTTGAGTTAGATTTAAACATTGCTTTCATTCGTACTGTTTTCCCTACAAAATTTGATAAATTTATTGTTGCATATAATCCGAAAATATGGTCGGAAGCAGTTATATCTATATCAGCAAATAATCTCACACCTGTAGGGATGGTTTTTGCAATCATTCCATAACGTCCATAGCCTTTTAATGTATTATCAAATAGCTGTCTGCCGTCTGTTGTTGTTTGCCTAAGTCCACCCTTAATTTTCCAATCGAAATCCAAATTAGAACTATCTTCAACATGAATATTGTTTCCGCTTACTGTTCCGTGATGGTAGTTGATCTTTGAGTTGTTTATTTTCAACTTGTAGTCGTTCTAACTCTTCCGCATTATTGTTTATTGTCTCTTTTGTTTTTTCGAAATTTTTGTTTAAATAAGCTTCTACGTCGAATGAATCCGTATTACTTTCCGGTTGTTCATGTATATTAAAATTTTCTATCTTTTTTACTGACATATATACCCTCCTAAACATCACTTGCTTCTTTAAATTGTTCTAATGTTTTTAAATACTTATAGCATTCTTCTATAGTTTCATTTTCCGAATATTCTTTTTGCACAAAACTTGTTTCTATAAATATATTCATACTTTTATTTTCATTTGTGCTATTGTAATATTCTTTTTCTTTTTCTCTTTGCTGTTCGGATATATAAGAAGCAACTTCTATAATATTACAGTTATTTGTTATTTTGTTTATGCTTACTATTCTATGATAATTTGTAATTATTCCATTATATAATTCTACTTGCTTTTTTAGCGCCATTTTTTCCTCCTATCTATAGCCTACAACTCTATATATTTTTAATCCGTTTGTTGTATCAGTTCCTGAAGTAGAACCATAATAAGCACTTCCTGCCGCTTTTACATTTAATGCGGTTCCACTTATTAAAATTCTCAACCATTTCAAGAACATAGTACCATTATCATTATATTGTAAATCCGTTCCTAACGTTGAAAGTTTTCCGTCAGGTGAATATATCTTTGTTGAACCATACAAAGTTCCATTCCAATGTGGATAAAAATAAAATATCTCTAAATATGTAAAATTAGCTGCTGTTTCATTTAGAGTTATTGTTCCTGTTGTTCCTGACGAATTGTCATATAATGTTGTAACTTCAAGTATATTGGCCCACTTTGACCAATTACCACCGTTAACTGCTCTTCGACTATAAATTCTACTTGTAGCTGTACTATAAAAAACTTGCCATATCCAATTACTTTGTTGATTCCATGTATCTCCATTCATAACTTGTGTACTTAAAAATCCGTACGGATTTGCGTATGGTGGATTTTTAGTACTTGAATTTACTTGATAAATTCCTGTTGTTAAGGCTGTATCAAAATCAACAGCAACACCCATATACGCTTTAACAAGTCGTGAATTTATATATGCTTTTCCATTTACTTTAAATTTATCCTTGTTCCACTGAATGATTGGCAATCCTTGCGAAACTCTTTGAGAATAAGTTATTGTATTGATTTTATCTGATATTGTTAATACAAAGTCATAAGAATTAGTATAAGTAAAACTTGTTCCTAAACTTATAGAAGATCTTGAATAGGCATTGCCACTATTAGTTGGAGTTATTGTTGTTGTTCCTTCTGTATAAGAACTATCTGTACTTAATTTCCACTTATAACTTACTGTTAATGTGTTTGTTACACTTCCAAACGAACCATTGAACCAATTTCCTGAATATTTAAGATTAATTTGTCCTGTCGTTGGCGAAGGTCTTGAAAACGTTGCGTTTACAGTTGGAACAATATAGTTTTTTACTGTAGGTGATAACTTAACTGTTGTTGAATATCCTCTACTGTCTGTTACAACTATTGTAAATGTACTTGTTTTAACTGGTAAATACGTTTTTGTTATACTTGCTCCAGTTCCTACATTTGTTCCATTTACTGTTACACTTTTTATACTTCCCGCATTTTTTTGTAAAGTTGTTGATATTACTAAACTTCCTATAGAAGCATTTAAAACCATTATTTTATTGTTTCCCGTCAATGCTATTGTTTTTGAATTAGTATCTGTTAAAGTTGTTGTAAGGGTTGGCTTAGATACACTTTCTACTGCATTTGCAACAAATGATGTTGACGAAGAGCCTATTACAGTGTTTCCACTATATGTAGTGCAAGATATTGTACCTGTTCCACTTTTACTGTTAGGTATCATTTTATAAAAATCATTTGGCAATGCAAAATTAACACTTGTTGCAGATGTTTTTGTTGCTATTGTGCCACTTAATGTTCCAAACTGATATGTTAACGTATGTGTAAAAGATGCACTTGCTCTATTAATTACAATAGTTGTATTTGAACCGATATTTCCACTGCTACAACTTATTGAACTTGTACGCGGAATTGTTGCCAAAATTGAAGAAGTACTACAACTACCACTTCCAATTCTTGAAGTATCAGTGTCCCACGTTCCTGTAACGACTAATTTTTTTGTTCCATCTGCGCTGTGTCCTATATTTCCATTCCAAGTTGCCAACGTAATTGTTTTTGCTTGTCCTGAACTAAATGCTAGATTAGAAATACCATAAGTCATAGCTGGATATCCATCTATTGACATTGTTCCATAAGTTTCACTGTTTGTAAAAGCATAATATGAACTTCCATCAAATGTTAAATACATTTTTACTGTAACATTTGAATAATTTTCTGCTATATTTTGTGAATTTACCGTTATAGATTGCCATAGTGTGTAATGTTCACCATAGCTGCCACTCATATTTCCCATTTTTTCCTCCTATTCTAGCCAAAAAGTACCTGTCCATGCTTCTCCATTTTCATCATTATAATCTTCAAATCTTGTATGCTTTCCTACAACTAGATATTTTTTAACTGTCATATTTTTAGATTTTACAATTGTTTCTCCTGTTTTCTCATCATATCCTGCAAATAATAAACTTTCTTCACTACTTCCTGTTGCATCATTTATTTCAAGTCCAGCCTCATTTAATTTTGATTTAGTTTTTGCATTTGTTTTTTCTATTGTTAGACCATCTTCATCAAAAGTATAGCCTGTCGAAGTCTTGATTTTCGTTACACCGTTTTGTTGAATTTCTTTAGATATATCTATTGCATAATTGGTATCCGTTTGTATTGTTTCGACCGATTTTGATATTGTTTCAACATCTGATTTTTGCGCACAATCATTTATTTTTCCAATCACATCTTGATAATTATTATTTATATTAGTTTCATTGCTTTGCACTTTATTACTTATACTGTCTAAAGTTTGTGTATGCTCTGTTATTTTTTGAGAGTTTTCTGTTGTTTCTTGTGCTAACTGAGTTAATTTTAAGGTTTCTTCATCTATTTGACTTTGAATTTTTCTATTTATAAGTTTCTGATTTTGTTTTCTTGTTGTTGTTTCTTGTTTTTGTTTTATTGCTATTTTGCTTTTTATATCTGCTATAAATCGCTTATTTAATGTCATTTCGCCTTGATAAATTACCTTTTTTCCATCAATATTAATCATATCTCCAATATCAATAGCTGGGTTTATTATTGTAGTTCCTTCAAAACTATAAAAAACTAACTCTTTCATAGCATCATATATTTTTTGAATATCATCTTGTTCACTAATAAATAAATTTTCTTGCCTGATCCAAAGAGTATCTTTTGTTTCATCTCCGACCTTAAATGTTTCAGTTCCATTTTCATATGCAACTCTTGATATTTGATGTTCTTCTCCCCATTTGTAAGTTTTAAAAAGTCTTTGAGGAATTGTTTCTGCATCTTCTCCAAGCTTTTTTATTTGAATTTTACCAGTTCTTCCAGCACAACAAATTCCTCCAGCTTTTTCTGCTATATAACTCATATATTCTCTTGCTTTTATTTGGTTATCATAAGTATATATTTTTTTGTCTGAATTAAGAAAAGAGCTTGTTTCTAATTCAAGCCCCTTTTTTTCACATATATTTGCTGCTATTTCACTAAGAGTTGCATAGCCTTTATCTTTTATCAATTCACTAGCATCATAATATCCATCATCTGCATCTAATTTTATAATATTATCTACTGCTTTTATGTTTATTACATTATTGTCTTCATCGTTATAGTCATCTACATTATAAATTCCGTATTGGCATCATCTCAAAACTATCATCATGTTTTGCTAAACTTTTTACTTGTAATTTATTTAGATCGCATACTAGCATTTTATTTAACTCTGCAACTGTTATAGCATGATTTACTAAAACTCCGTATTCTATTCGTATTGTCTTAGCACTTGTTATTCCAGAACTTTTATGTATTTTCATCTCTATGTATTGACTCGGAACACTTCCTAGTTCTAATTTTTCATCAAACAATTCTCCACCATGTTTAAAATCTAGTAAATATTTTGGATTTAATAATACATCATCTATATAAATATTAGTAACTGTTAGTGCGTTGCTTTTATATATTGTTTTTATTGCTTTGTCTGTTAATCCCTTATACATCATTTACCTCCAAGACAATTTGTTTTTGGGCATCTGTTAATTCTTTTTGCATTAAATTAAATGATGTTTTCCATTTTGTTTTTTCTGTTGCCGTTCCTTTTTCTGTTTTTATCATTTCAACTTTTCTTTTTGAAACTCTGAATTGTGCATTCTCTAGAAAACCACCCTTTACAACTGGAACTTTGACATCTAGTATAAATGGATTTTTAAATGTCTTTTGGCATAATTCTTCGGCTTCTTCCTCTGTATTAAAATCCCATGACATAGAAAGCTTTAACATTCCTACTGCAATGGGATTATCAATTAAAGAACCATCATCATTTGATGTATAACTATCTTTATCGGTATCTTCTATATCTGCACTATATGTACTTGGTGTTGGCAGATTTTCTGTCTTTCCATGTTCTCTCCATATCATAATTTTATCCTCCTATTAAAGCTTCTATATCTTTGCCTGTTCTTCTTGTTTTATCTCTTAAGTCATCTAACAATATTTGTCCTAATTTTTTATCTCCTACATTTACTGTTAGATATATTGGTCTATCAGTATTGTTTGAAAAATTAAAACCTGTCAAAGCATCTTCAAATCTTTCTGCTAAACTTGAAGATTGTACATTTACCGGCTTGATTCGAGATGTAGTTGTATCTATTTGGGTTAAAGGCTCCGTATTTATTGTATAAGACATTGTACCTGCTAAATTTTCTATTTCATTTTTTACTTTGCTAGTATTATCTTTTATTCCTTTAACCATCAAGTCAATCATATCTGGCATGTATGTATGGAAATTGCTTAACGGTCCAACATCGGGCTCTGTAAAGTGTAAATAGTCTTTTATTTTATTTGCAACTGAACTTACTGCACTTGTCACTTTATGAATGTTATTTTTTATTCCAGAGGCCATATTATCTGCCAGGTCTTTTCCCCAAGCTGATGCGTTTTTTCCCAAGTTACTAAAAGTATTTTTAATTGAATCAGACATACTTGACAAGTTTTTATCAGTTTTAATATCATTCCAGCTATCTGTTATTTTTGTTTTAATATCATCAAATTGTTCTCTAGCTTTTTCCTTTATATTTGAAAAAGTATTAAATATCACTGTTGCCATTCCTGCTTTGCTTGGATCGTTTTTAATGTTATTCCATGTTTCTGTTACCTTATTTTTAATGGTATCAAATTTTTCTTTGGCCTTTTCATTTATGTTATTCCAAGTATTTGTAACATTTCCTTTTATTTCTTCCCACTTTTCATTCGTTTTACTTTTCACATTTTCCCAAGTATCAAATATATTTTCTTTTATTTCTTTAAACTTAGTTTTTACGTTTTTGCAAAATTCTTCAAATATTCTAGCAACATTTTTCCAAATACCTGTTAAGCCATTTTTTAAGCCTTCTATAATAAAGTGCCCCTGTTCTTCCATGACTGTTGATGGTGAATGTATTCCAAATGCATTTTTGAATCCATTTATAAATGGTTCAAATATATTATCATTAATCCATTGCCCTATTCCTGCTATCGCATCTACAATTCCATTAAATATTCCTCTTGTAATATCTCCTCCACACTCTTCTATTTTATCATTGAAATAATCTCCAATACCATTAAAAGCATCACTTATTAGTGTTCCTAAAAAAAGTGAAAAACCTCCAAAAGCAGCACCAAGACCTCTAAAAAACGCTTGTACAATTCCACTCCAATCTATATTTTTGATGAAATCTTCAACATCTCTAGCAATTTGTTGCCAATCTATTTCTTCTAAAGCAGTATCTATACTGTCAAATATTCCTTTTATCCCATCTCCTAAAGTTTTTCCAGCTGTTGCCCAATCTATGTTGTTAAAAAATCCATTTATACTATCTCCAATTGCTTTTCCAAACTGTTTCCAATCAAATGTTGTTACAAAATTGTAAGCAAAATAAATTGCTGTATTTATTCCTTGTGCGAATGTATTTCCAACTTGATTCCAGTTTGTTGTTTTTATAAATCCATTTAGGAATTGTGCAATATTTGTTGCTATATTTCTTACTGTATTTTGTATTTTTGTCCAATCTATGCTGTTCATTGCATCATTTAGTTTTTGTCCAATTGTTTCTCCAACTTCATACCAGTTGCCATTCTTTATTGCATCAATTATTGAATTAGGCGTATTTTCCATTTTTGATAAATCTATATTAGGCGTACTTGAACTGCCTCCACTATTTTTGCTATCAGAAACATTATTAATTTCATTATGTACACTTGATAAAGATTTATTTGCTTGTTTTGCACTAGAAGAAGCACTTTTCATTGATGAAGCTGTAGCTTTTGCAAAAATATTTACTCCTGTCAATGCATATGCAACACTTTGAATTGCTCTCATTAACTGATATACTAAATTTGTTACAAATTGAATAACTGGTGCTAATGCACTTCCCATAGCATATTTCATATACTCTATATTAGCACTTAACTGTTTAGCTCCTGCATTTTGGCTTGATAACCAACTTTGAGCAGAATTACTTAACACAGAATATATTCCACGCAAACTAAATAACGCTGTAGCATATTTAATAACATGCCCCAATCCATTTTTTAGTCCTGAGCTCATTTTATTTACCTGATTTTTTATGTTTGCTAAAGGGGTAGATATTTTTTCAATTACTGGTTTAGTCTTTTTAGCTTCTAAAAATAGCTTTGAAAAGAAATTTCCTCCACCCGATTTTTCTATTTTTTCTTTTTGATTATATAATCTATCTAATTCCACTTCTGCTTTTGCAATATCTTCATCACTTAATTCAATTTTACCTTTTTGAGCATTTTTTATTTTAGTTTCTAATTTATCTATTTTTAAATCAATTAATCTTAATTGATTTTCGCTTTTTCCTAAGTCAAATTGATCATCACTCTTAAAAGCTTTGCCGCTAAATACATTGTTAAAACTTTGCTTTACAGCCTGTATAGTAAGTTTTATTTGTTCTGCTTCTTGTTTAAATACATCCAAAAAACTACCCAATCTGTTTTGAGTAGTTGATGTTTGCTCTATTTCTTGCCTTGTTTGTTTTACTTTGTAAACAATGCCATCTAAGTCTTTTACACTTCCAGCAAATCCTGTTATTTTTGAAAAATGTGCATTTTCTTTTATTTCTCTTAATTTAACCTTAGCACTGTCTAATAAAGCGTTATATCTAATTACTTCATTATTTAATTTGTCACTTTGTTTTTCTAATCCAACAAAATTTGGATCTTGATATAATTTTAACTGTGTAAATTGATTTATCCTTTTAGGTGCTGCATCTGGCATTTTTTTTGTTACTTCTTGTTTTTTTTCATCTTCCATTTTATTTAAAGCACTATTCGTTAAATTTAATTTCAATTCTCGTTCACTTATTTTTTTTTGTAAACTATCTATTTCTTTCTGAATTTGACTTATTTGTTTTTTTGCTTCATCATTGTTTACTCTTATTTTTATATTATTGTTTTCTAAACTTTTTCTCATTTCTTGTGATTTCTTTTTAACAAAAACTCCAGCTTGATTTACTTTTCTTGAAAATTCTTTCATATCCATTTTTGAAAATGCTTCTTGTGATTGTTTCATTGCTTGTTTTATAGCTGGTAAGAACTTTTGAAACTCTTTTAATGCTTCCTCAACTTTTGCAGTTACAACTATTTCTATTTCTTCCACCGTCATAAGATATTCCTCCTTTCTGTATTTTTGCATAAAAAAACACCTACCTAAGTAAGTGTTTCTTAATTATTTTGTTTTTTAGTTGCTCTTAATGGTGCTCCGACATTGTCCCTGAAGCTTCCCAACAGTATCTTTATTGTATCTAGGAACCATCCAATCATACATAACCCAAAAGTAAATGTATATAATAATCCTTTTCCTATATTTCCAACATAATATTGATGTAAACCAAACCATCCTCCAAATATGCACATTATTAATGCTGTATCTTTATTTTTATCTGATGTCATTGTTTGATAATGAGCCATATATATCTCCTCCTTTTTTATTTATGTGAAAATTATATTATAAACTATTTGAAAATATTGTCGAAAACTGTCGAAAATTTATTTTTTTTATATTTTTTTAACCTTTAAACAACATTCTTTGTTCTTCTAAAGTTTGAACTTCTTCTTGCGACTCAAAAAGTTCTTTGTAATTATCTCTAATAAGGATTACTTTTGCATTTTGGTTCATACAATCACCTGCTATTAGCTTGTTTGTTGCTGCTTCTTGTAAATTTATTGCATCTATTAAATCATCATTTTTCTTTGCCAAATTAGCCTGGCAATAGTTTTTTATTTCAGAATATCTACAATTCCAAAACTCATGTGGTTTCATTCCCCAATAATATGCAAACATTTCTAATGCATTTATTAGTTCAACTACATTTTTTGAATTTTTTATTTTTATATTTATATCTTTTAAATTTCTGATATAATTTGTTCCGTCATTTTGTTTACAGCTACTTCTGCTGACTTTCGAATTAATTCGTTCATATTCATTGTTGACAACGGATTTGATGTCATTTCTTTTAGTTCCTTCTTTGACATCTTCTTTTTGAAAAAACCCTCTTCATTCAACGCCTCTGCTACTTTTCCATATAAATCATTAATTGTTATTCCGTCTGCCCTACATTCATCCATAAAATCATATACTTCGCCAGATGTTGCAAATACACTTTTCCCATCCTCATCTTCTGCTAACTTAAATATTATTTTTGACAATGCTTCCATGTCTAGTTCTGAATATGCTTTTGTAAAAGCTTCTTCAAAATTTTTGTTTTTTAGTAGATTAGCTATGTCTACTATTTTTCTTGTTTTTAGTACTAAATTAATTGTTTTGTTTTTTGTTTCTATTATCATTTTTTCTCTCCTTTGCAAAAGAGAGAAGGCTCAAAGCCTCCCCTTAAAATTTTGTTGAATCTTCTTCAACTGGATATCCATCTGTTTCTACTACTTTTGAATTTTTAAATACTCTCATAGTATCTTTTATGAAATCCCCATCATTCATTTCTTGTCCTGCAATATCTATTGTGCATTTTACTGTTTGTACAAGTGGTTTACTTGCAACTGATGCTGTTGACTCTGGATATTTAACAAATAAATATATTTCTGTATCTGCATCTGCTATAACTCCCATTGCTTTATGTACTTCTTGTATAAACATCATTTCGATATCAACTGCTTCTGCTTTTCTTTTTCCCTTTGCCATCCTTTCTTCATCTAAATCTAATGCACTATATGTTTGCCCTTCTTTTAGTGTCTTTAATTGTCCTACTTTTTGAACATAACCAATTTTAGTTCTATTTCCTGTTAATGTTGTTGCATATGATACTTCTGCCTTCATTGCAACTTGTGGTGTTGTTGTTGCTGGTGTATCTGCCATTTCTAATTCCTCCTTATTATTTTATAAAATTAAAAGAGGTCGTTATTGAATTATAACGAACCTCAAATATTATTGTTATACCGTATTTTTGCAATATAGGATCATATACTGCTGGACTGGTATTTGTCCTTATAAAATTATATTCTTGAAGTTTTGTACTAACTTCATCTGTCATTTGCATAGCCTGACGTTGCTTTTCATTCCAACAAGTTATTGATATTTGAAATGTAGAACGAATTGGAAATGCGTTTTCTGTTTTATTTACAGATTTCAAAGTTGTATGTAATTCAAGACAAGGAAATTTACTTGTAGTTGTTGGATTTGTCAATATTTGTTTATATTTTAATGATTCTAGCTTTTCATATACTAAATCACTAAACTCTTTTATACTTAAATCTTTCATTTACACACCTCTTTCAACATTTCTTCTATTTTTTTCTTTGCAAATTCTACATTCTCTTCTCTATTTTGGAAACTAGCATCACCCATGAAGTGATTTGCCTTACTTCCATGAGCTATATAAAAATCTATTCCTTGAATATTTACAACTGGATATGATAATGCTTTTTCGACTTTACTTACTGGAATAAACCATTCTGTATAGCCACTTTGAATGAAGTGTTTGGTTTTTCCCACATGTTCCATCTCAGCATTGGCACCAGTTCCAAAGTATTCAAAAAATAAATATGAAACTCCATTAGACATAAATTTAGAAGGGTCTGCATAAACCCTTCCTTTTACCTCTTTTGTAGACATATCAATCATTTCAACTAATATACCATTTTCGTTGTGCCCTTTTTCTAGCTTTATAGCATAACCTCTAATGTTATTTAACACATCTTCTGTTATTTCTTTTGCTATTTGGGGCAATTTTTGAGCTATAGCACTTATATTTTTGAAATTATGTTTTACTTTTATATTACAATTGAAATTTATCATTCTTGCACCTTCTCACATATATATAAATAAGTACTTCCGATTTTATTTTTATCAGTTACTTTATATTGAGGCTTAAACTCCTCTAATTTTGAGATATCTTCAAATGATATTCCATTACCTTTTTGTATGTCATATTCATTTGTTGTTCTTCCTTTATAAGTGCTATAATCCACTTCACCAGTAGACTTTCTATCTAACTCATTGACGTCTTGTTGCATATTTAACCAAGCTATGCCTTTATATTTCCATACTTGGTCTGTTTCGCCGTGGTCTTCTATTTCTTCATATTTAGATATATATACTTTTGTTAAATCTCGTAATAACATTATTTAATCCTCCTTAAACCAGATTTTATAATGTCATTTCTTAATTTGTCTATAATATCTTCATATGATGTTGAAATAGAACCTTCATTTCTGCTTGTTAATCCTTCTGCACCTCTTGACAAATAGATCGCTTTTACAGCTTTTTTTATGTATGGAAATAACTTTTCATCATCTTTTTGCCTATTAGAAATATCAGAGGCAATAGAACTAACTTCCTCTAATATTTCTTTTAATACCTTGTCGTCACCTCTATAATTAGGTCCTAAATCATTTGTTATTTTATCTATATTATCGTCCATTTTCTATTGCCTCCCTGTTTATTCTTTTTCAGTTTTTGTTTCAGTCTTTTTTATTTCTTCTTTCTTAGCTTTAGGCTTAACTTCTTTTTCTTCTTTATTTACTTTTAGTCCTATAAATGTTGCCATCTTAGTACCTCCTATCCTTCGTATGAGCAGTATACACCAGCTAATTTGTTTTCATATACATGTCCATATAAGTTATTGTTTCTGTATTTAAATACATTGTCATCTCCACTTTGGTCTTGATCTGGTGTAAAGTATTTTATGTATTGGTCCATAGCTGTTACTGCTGCAGATTTTTCAACACATAAGAAGTTTATATCTTTTCCACCTTCTATTAATTCGTAATAGTCTGATGTTGAAGGATTTCCTGTTGGAGAATTTACTTTTGAATATGTTCCAGAATTTTCTGTGTAATATGTCTTTCCTGATACTACAGCTGTATCTTTTGACTTAATGTATGTGTCTTTTGCTTTTTGGTATCCATAATTTTCTTTTCCACTATTTAATGTTATTGCTGTATACATTCTTGTTTGTGGAACTTCAATTATTGTTGAAAATCTTTCTAGTACTTTTTTTGATTTAGTTGTATCTAAATCGTCAACCATTCCTTTTAGTGTTGGTGTTATAAATAAGATTCTATTTTCTGTTGAAACTTCATCCTCATCCATTTTATTTGTACATGCTCTTAATGCACTTACAACTCCTGCACCATCAGAAATTGTTTCTTTCTTTCTTGATATTCCATCTACTCCTGCTATTTTTGCTATTCTCGCTGCATCAGTTTCTGGAACAACTTTTGTTCTTACAAATTCTCCAGATAATCTTGCGAATGGCAATCCTAATGCTTCTTGATTGTCTAATCTGTCAATTCTTAAATCTTGACTTCTTTCTTTATCATATTTTACTGTTTCCCACTTAAAACTTGTTGAACCTTTTGTGTATCCTGAATTTCTGTCAAAGTCTCCTAAACCATCCATATCTAGTTTAGCTACTTTAATTTCTCCATTTAATCCTTTTTGTACTGTTGTTTCGTCTCCATCTAATATAGATGTTTTTGCTTCATTTTTATATACTTCATCTAGTTTTGGTAAGTATATTGTTGATAATTCAATATTATTCATTGTTTATTCTTCCTTTCTTACTTTAATCCCATTGCCTTTCTTATTGCTTCATCAGCACTTGACTTATTACCAGATGGGTCTGGATTGTATGGTGGCTTTTCTTTTGACCACTCATTTACTGCTTTCTCAACAATTCTGTCTTGAATTGCTTTTATAAGCTTTGTTTTTTCTTGTAATTGCTCTGCTGTCATATTTCCATAATCAAAAAGATTTAAAAATTCTGGGTCAAATGCTGTATCTTGTGTAGTTGCTATTTTAAAAGCTTCATCTTTTAAATCTCTAGCATTTAACTTTCTTTGAATTTCTTGGTTTGCTTCCTCTTGTTTCTTCAATTGATATTGAAGTTTTTGAGTTTCGTTCATTTGAGCTAACTTTTCAGCTTCTGACTTTTGTGTGTCTTGCTCTAATTTCCATTGTTCTTTTAATTTTGTTTCATGTGTTTGAATTGCTTTTTGAACTCTTCTATCAAATTCTGCTTGATATTCTTTGTTAGATAAAACATCATCAAAAGTTTGTGTTTGATTGTTTTGATTATTATCCGTTGCATTATTTGCCCCGTTTACATCAGTATTTGTGTTATTTGCGTTTTGGTTTTCGCCTTCCATATTTTCTCCTATCCCAATTTGTTCTTCTGCCCAAATTGTTACATTTAAAAATTCTGTTGTTCTTTATAGCCTGCAATCAGTAAAAAGGCATAAAAAATAGACGTACGTCTACGTCTAAAAATTTATAATTATAAAATGTTATTAACTTATTTATTATCTTTATTCTATTGCTTTCATATATCCATCAGCAAAATTATATTTAACTACCCAAATAATTGGTCTAAATATCGTAATTATAGTAAATACAATCCAATACCAAGTTGGCATTTGTAATTTAATGCTTAATATTAAAACTAACAACCACATATTTCCTACCTTCTTTCCATAATAAAAGAGTAAATACAATTTTGTATTTACTCTTTTATCTTTTTAACCATTGTTACTTCTACTCTTTGGCAAAAGCCTTCTGCTATTATATTAGACACATAATAATCTTCATCATCAATTTGGATTCTTTGTCCTACTTGAAAATTTAATATACTCATATCTTCAAAGCTTATATTTCTTATTTTAATTTTACTATTAATTATTTCGCCACCAGAAAAATCAATAACAACAGAATATCCATATAAAGTTGCTTCATATTTCTTATTATTAATATCTATATTAAAATCATAGCTTTCTTTTAATTTGACAACGCTATTGATTTTTTCTTTAGATAAATATGTCAATATTTTCATTTAAATATCCCCTCTACTTTTCTAATTCTTTTTCTAAATATTCTTCATATTCTTTCATTGTTTCTTTGTCATATTCCCAACCTTTTGGTTGTTTATTATATTTTTCTTTATATCTTTCTCTTAATTTATATGCTTTGTCAGATAATTTCATATTCCTTTAACAACCTTTCTCTAATTCTATTTAATGGCTTTATTTCTTTTATCAATTCTAAAGAGTATTTATTGTTTGTTATATCTGCAGTTAATATGTTTGATACTACTTCACTATACTTAATACTATGTTTTTTCCACTTAGAACTATCGTGATAAAAAGCACCTTTTATTTGATTATTTGTTACTGCTGAAAATATATCACTTATAGTCATGTTTTCTTCATAATTACTATCATTCATAAATAGATCTATATATCTATTTTTTTCTTTCATAATCTCAATATTTGCTAAATTTATTTGAGTTTCAATAAAATCATGATTATTCAATGTAATTTGTTTTCTATTATCTATCATATGTATAATTTCATGTGTTAAGCTTTCTTGTAAATCATAATATTTAAAATCTGAGTGATTTGGATTTACATATATTTTATCGTCGTCAACACTATATCGCATTGGAACATCTAAGTTGTTATTTATTTCTGCATTATTCTCTGTTAAATACTTATTGAACAATTTTTTTACATCAGAATTTAATTTTGTGTTATTCAATATTTTTCTTATTTCTTTGCTTATTTTAGGTATATCAAGATTATACTCTGTTTTTCCTTGTTTTGCAACTGGTGAAACATATCTTATCGTACTCCTGCACCAATGCCAATAGTACATTATTGGAGGTAAATTAATACCAGGTACCAGCCCATTTACCCTAACTGGCATAAGCTTAATATCTTTTTTACTATTTCCCCAATATCTATCAAACTTATTCTCTTTATTAATATAAAATCTCATCATATTCATTGATTGACACATCTCAGTACTATGTTCATCAGTTACTGCCCAAAATTCAACTTGTGCATTATCATCTGCATTTAATTTTATTCCTTGTACTTTTGCTAAATTGTTTAGTCCTATCGCTTGCAAATCCGCTGCACCTGAGATTTTATCATTATTTATATTAAGTTTTTGATTGTTTTGTCTGTTTATTATTGTTTGAAACTCACTAGAATCGATTTCTAGGTCTTTTTGTTGTTGTATGTTTAGAATTGCTTGTTTATATATTTGTTGTGCATTATATTGTATTGTTGTTTCAATATATTGTTTCCAAGTTAGTCCGACTATAGTTTGGTTGATCTAATAACGCAAGAAAGAAAGCCAACTCTAATATTGATGGCTTTTTATTTTTAGTTACTTCTTGTTGTCCTTGTTCATAGTAGTAGTTAGCATCTTCGTACATTATCTGGTTTTCTTGTTTTTCAAGTTTGTTTTGTTCTTCTATATATGCACTATAAATAAGCAATTCTAGTATTTCACTATTCTTTACTCTTGTTCTTTTATAAATATTGTTTGCTAGTACAGTAAAATAATTATTGCTTTTTAGTAGTCCTTGTTCTTTCCATTGCTCTATATATGTATTTACTCTTTTTTTAGTTTTATTATCAGCTATATTATAGATGTTTTCTGTTGTAAAGTTAAATGTGTCAAATAATTCTTGTAATCTATTTTGAGTTTGCTTGGTTGTCTTTTGATATATCGTTTTCAGTTTTTGCATCTGTTGGTCGTGGTACTTCCACATTTCCATTTGCATCACCTACTTTTCCGTTACTATCTTGTCCAAATTTAGTCATATTCTCTAGATTTTTTTGCATATTTTCTTCATTTTGTTTATCTATCTTTTCTAACTCCGAATTACTATCTAAGTCATCAGGTAACATATCAATAATCGATGCATCACTTAACAATCCCCTTAGTTTTAATGCTCTTGTTGTCTCCGTATCTTTGTCAGTTGGTAGATTTCTTTGTAAATCTATTTTTATACTTCTAAAATCATAAGATTTATGTTTTCTTTTATTTATTCTGTCTATAATTGTTTCCCATCTTCTTAATATCGCTTGTTTAAAGTGTTTATCTGCATCTGTTATCATTTGCTCTAATGCAAAGAATTTTCTATCTAATGCACTTGCATTATCTGCATTTGTAAATCCTAAATCTGTTATATTAGGTACTCCACTTATCATTGCTATTAAATCTATTAATGTCTTTTTATGATTTTCTAGTGCTGTGTCTTGTACTGATTTTTCGACCCAAGCAATATCTCCTGTATTATCTGGTGTATAAAATACTTGCATTTTTAATAATGCTTTATCTTCTTCTTCTCTTGCTTTATTAACTACTTGTTTGGGTTGCCCATTTTCATCTAATTCTGGATTTCCTTCTGAATCTAATTTTGTTGTCATCAAATCATTTTGTGGTGTAAATCCTGTTATCTTTAATTTTGCATCGTCATTGTATTGAAATGTATTTCTACTATTTTGTATTACTCTTTCATAAGCACAAATTAAAGAGACTACCAATTCAAAGCTTGATAGTCCCATTTCATTTTCTATTGCTATGCAAGGAAGCATATTCCATTTACTTTTTTCAAATTTTTGTTTATCTTCTTGTAATTTTGCATACTCATTTGGTGTTGGTGAATAATATCTTTTACCATTTATTGTTGTTAACTCTACTATTGTTATATCTGCACCGTTTTTATCTCTTTCAGTCCATTTTCTTAGTTGCCCAATTTGTTTTACTGGTGTTGAATAATCAAATATTCCTATTGTATTCAATGCACTCTGTTTTGTATATACTATTTCATTATCTTCATTTTCATATAATACTTCGTAGCACCCTCTCATTCCAAAATAATCAAATGCTAAATCAAAGTACTCTGTTCCATCATCATTGTATTTACTTATATAATCTATTAATACTTTTAGTTCTTCATCTTTGTTTGTATCTGTATTAAAAACTTTATTAAGTAATTTTTTTATTATATTTAATTTTGTTGGATCTGATATTTTTTCAACATCATATACTGGTGCTTTTCCTGCAAAATATCCAGTTACCATCGAATTAATATAATTTTCAAATGCAACTTTTATTTTTTCATCATTTATACTTACTAATTCCGAATTATCTGTCTTTCTTCTTATTCTTTCATATAATTGTTTTCTTGCATTCCATTCCTTATCCGCTAGCATTAATATTTGTGCTACACTGTTTTCATTTTCTAGTGTTTCTGGATTCCATTGTATCATTTTGTTTCCTCCTATATTGGTTTTATATAACCAAATTGTAATTTCTTTTGGTTTATGTATTTTTCTACTGCATATCTCATTGCATCCATCAAATGATTAAAATCATCTATTGGTTTATTTATTTTGTTTCCAAACTTGTCTTCATCCCATGTATAATTACTTATTTCCGTTATAAAGTTTACACATCTAGGATGTATTATTATTTCAAAATCTTGTATAAATTGAATACCATTATTTATACTGTCTTTTCCTTTTAGTGCTCCTGTAATATGTCTTACCCCTAATCCTCTTAATTCATCAATAGACTTTGGTTCTGCACTATCTGCCGTTATCTTTTCTTTTGAATAGCCCATTTTATTTATTTGGTTATATATAGCTTTATTGCTCATACCTTTTTGATATATTTCATCATATACATAAATTTTTTTATTATTTAAATCTATTGCACCACAAAATAGTGCTGTTGGATCATTTGTATAACCAAAATCTAACCCAAAAGCACTATCTAAATTTCTTATTGTATTTAAATCAAATTTTTCTTCTTTCCAATTTTCATAAACTAATCCATCAACAATACCCCAATTTCCTAAGCCAGCAACTTGATATCTTCTAGGATTATTCTTTTTCATTCTTTCAAATACTTTTTTATCAGCTTCATCTAACCACTCATTACAAAGATAATTTGTTGTCATTGCTAATACATCGTCATCTTTAACATCAAAAAACCTTTTCTTAATCCAATGATGTTCATTCCAAGGATTCAATGTTATTGTTATTTGTTTAAATAATCCATCAGGAACCTCTCCGTCTTATACTTTCGTCTATTACATCAAAATCAGACTCCTTTGTTATTTCATATGCCTCTTCTATCCACAACCAACATAAAACACCAATATCTACTGATATTGATGTTACTTTTAACGGATCATCTAACCCTCTAAAATATATTTTCTGTCCTGTAGGTTTGTATGTCATTTCTAATGGGCTTTCTTTTATTTCCCAGAAACTATCTACTTGTAATCTGTGTATTGCCCATTTTAATTCTGTAAAACAACTATCTTTTAATGTTCTAAATGTTTTTCTAATTACAAGTGTATTTGCTTCTTTATATTTCATCATATTACTTATTATCCATAATGCTGTTGTTTTTGATTTTTTACTTGCTCTTGAACCCTTGCATACTCTATATCTACATTTGCAATGCCAATATTCAGCATATCCTTTTCCAACTATGCTTTGCAATGATAATTTATTTACTTGTTGTTGTATATTTTTCTTTATTATTTTATTCTGTAATATCATCAGTTATCACCACTGGTATATTTCCATTTACTTCAACCTTTTCTTTAAATGTACCATATCTCTTTCCAAGCAATTCTGCACATTTAGTTCTATCCTGTAATGAAGCATCCAATCCAAATTGGTCTTTTTCTTCTCCTCTCATTACTTTTGTTAAGTATTGTAGTACTTCGTCTTGTGAGGCTATTCTCTTATCTTCTTTTTCTTGAAGTTTTATTTGTATAAATTTGTCTAGTTTTGACAAGTTTTGTGAACCTATCCTATTAAGATTTTTACCTTTATATCCAGCTTTTTTACAGGCTTCTGTTGCATTTGCAGTTTCTATATAGTAATCAATAAATCTCTTTTGCATCTCTGTTAATGAATTATATTGCTTTTCTATGTTCTCATCTTCCATCTGCCTCACTTCCTTTTCTATGTTCTTTTACTAAATATTTCATTACATCTAGTTTACTATAACATTCTTCTTTCTGCTGATATCTGTCTCGTAATTCAAATTCATCATTTTCTTCATTATATATTTCTACCTTTTCTCTTTTCAATATTTGGTATTTAGTACAGTACTTACAATTCTTTTCACTATAAAATTGAAAACTGTTTATTTTATATATCTGCCCTTTTGTAGACAATGCATATAATAATTTGTCTATATTTTTATTTACATTCATTGTTTTACCTCAAAATACTTATCTACTATTTCATGAATAATATCATAAGAATTTGATACTATATCAGCAACATCTTCTTCTGAATATTCTTGCTCGCTATGAGTTATATAACTATCTATATAGCAATGTGTTAGTTCATGAATTAATGTTGATTTTTTTCTTGCTTCTGGTAAATCTTCATCAATATATATTTTCAAAGTGTCACAATATGTAATTCCATAATATCTCATATCTATTGATTTTAAATTCTCTTCTTCATTAGCTTTTCTTATATTCTGCATATTCTTTATTGCCTGTTGAGATACTTCTGTTATTGTCCATTCTCTGTTGTTTATTTTGAATTTCATTTTTCTTTCTCCTTTTTGGTTTATAATTAAAACAGATTCCATAGTTTTTACAACCATTGCATCTGTTCTTCATACAATATTTTAAATTCATATGTTTCTCTTTCTTTATAAGCTCTGTGTAGTGATACAGGAGCTATGTTCTCCTTCGTGGTTAAGTTTTTTATAGTTACCAATAAAACCGTAGTATTACCTGCGTTAAAACCTAAACATATTTTTTATATCACTACGCACAACTTACAAATATAAAATTAGAGCTCACTAGAAAAGCTCTATACAAATCGAAATTCAAGGCTTATACATGAATACATTATTTATATCAACATATCTAGTATCTGTTAATACCTAATTTCTTGTAATTCCTTTTATTGCCCAAAATTGTGCCTCTTCTAATTTAGTAATTGTCAAACTTGTTTCCCTTGAACTTTTACAATTTTCTTCAATAAAATCATACATTTTTGAGAACATTTCTCTAATATTATCAATTTTTTGTTGTTTTTCTTCATTAACTTCTAAATACTTTGCTTTATCATTCATTATATTCATCCTTTCAAAAATAATAAAAGAGCAAACATTTAAAACGTCTACTCTTACACAAACAAACAATTTGCCTTAGCAAATACTTTAGTCGCCTGGTCTTTGAGATATTTTTCATATCTGCGACTCTTTATAATTTATCTATTATAATTATAATACCTTAGAATCAAAATTGCATCCAAATTTTATCACAATTTTATCACAATTTTTCATTCTCCAATATTTAAAACTTCTAGCATACTTTTTATTGCAGAATCTCTTATATTTAATAATTGATTTATTGATTTTGGTTTCTGAAACTCAACACAATACTGTTGTGATACATAATCCCATTTTGACTTTTGCATATAATATATTTTTATAATAAACTCTTCTTCTGCTGATAATTGTTGCAATAAGTTTTTCACTCTTACAATTTTCTTGTCTAATTCGTCTTTAATTTCTGTTAACTCTGATATCTTTCTTTCTAAATAAGCTCTATCTTCTATGTTTACATGATGCATTTCTTTTTGATATCTCATTGCTGTATTAGCTGTTGTGTCTGATATTTTATTTGTATTACTATGTATGCTGTCATATGCTTGTCCAGACAGCTGCATACTTTCTATTATTTCTTTATCAGTTTCTTCATTGACACTTCCCGCATATTCTAGTCTTTTTTCGTATGCTTCTTTTTTTAGCTCAACTTCCGTAAGTTTAGCCTGGTTCTTTGTATGTTCTCTTAACATTTTTTCTAAATCTTCTTTTATGTATTTACTCATCTGTATCCTCCTTGAATAAATAATATATTCTATATTTATGTTTCACAAGGTTGTTTTTATTTAATGCTCGTCCTACTTCTCTTGCTGATAAATTTAAAAATGTGACTATTTCTGGCAATGTTCCAACTCTCATACATTGCTCAGCTTCTTTTTCATTGTATATTCCATATATATTCATTTGTAATATCATCTCCTATGGTTTCATATTCATATTTTTCCTCAGTCTTGGTGTTACTATTACTGGTTTTATTAATCCTAGATCGTATCTTTTAAATGTTTCCTTTACTCCTGTTGTCATGTCTTTGTATAACACGAAATTAGGATATTCTTTTACAAAGATGTACTTATGTCCATTCTTGCTTATTATTTTTGGTGTTTTCATTTGTATCACTTCATTTCTTTCAAGTATCTATATATTACCCTTTCTACTTTTGCTAATGCTTCGTAATTACTTATAAATATTCCATCGTGTCTGTGTCTTACTGTGCTTCTTATTATCTTTATTTGCTGATTGTATTCTCTTCTATATATTTCTGCTAATTTATTTTTACTTAATCCTGCTTTCCACTTCTCTATTATCTCTTTATCTGTCACTTACTACACCTCTTGTGTGTAGTATGCTCTTTTATTTGTTTAATAATTCTTTTGCTTTATTTTCAAAATATTGTTTGATACAGTCTTTGCAATCATCTGCTCCATAGTCCACATTACAACAATAACATGTATCCTCTTTGAGTTGATGTTCTCTCCAACTCCTTTTATTTAAAAATTCTGACATTAAATCAATTACTTTGTCTTTTTCTTGACTTTCTTTTATATGTAGCATATCATTTGTTGCTAATATATTTTGATATCTTTCTATTTGCTTGTCTTTTTTTATATTTTCCGCATTAGCTAAATCTAATTGATTTTGTAATATATGTGTATCTCTATCATATTCTTGTTCTATCTTATCTCTCTCGTCTGCAATCTTCATTATTGCTTCAAATAATCTTTTTGCTTCACCATTTAGCATTTCTGGTCTTACACCTTGTAATTCATCTAATACTTGTTGTACTTGTTCTTTTGTCATAAATTAATCCTCCTCTTCTATTCTACTTTTTCCTCTCTTTCTTCTATTAATTCTATGTCTTTTATTAATTTTGTACCAAAATCTTTATAAGTTTCATATCCACCTTTATGGCCTGATATTATCCAAAGTTCTTTATACATATTGTCTTTTAATTTTTCTATTAACTCCTTATCTGTTATGTAACAATAAAAAGTATCTTTTTCAATATTATAATTTGTAACAATACCATTTTGTGTAGGAGTATTGGTTAAATACTCAACCTCTACTTTGTAATATGCTTTAAATAGATCTTGTTCTTGTGTTACTGCTGTTATTCTTGCTTTATCTCTATCATTGCTTTCTATGTAATTTATATATCCATGTGTGTATCCAATGATTATTGGGATTGCAAACAACATTGTTCCGAAAACAAACACTCCTAATACTCCAAAACCACCACAATTTTCTTCTGCTTTATTCCAACATAATCCTATTAAAATTAATATTACTATTTCTATAAATATAGTTAAAACTATCATTTTTATTTTACCTTCCTTTCTTCTATTAGTTCTTGTAAAATCTTTTTTAAAACTACTATTACATATTTATTGAACTCAATTTCCGCTTCTTCTTTCGCTGTTTTACCCTTTAACATAGTTATATTTTCTATATCTAATATATTTTTCTCATGATATTTTATTTCTTCTTCTATCTTGTCTTTTACTTTTTGAACTGAAATATTATCTAATAAATCATTTATTCTGTTATTCAATTCGTAATTATCAGCTTTTAATTCTTCATTCTCTTGATATACTTGTTTTAAATCCACAAATTTTCCATCTTGTATCTCTATAAAATATTTATTTGTATTTATTTCTACTAAATCTCTTTTAGTTATTAAATATATATTTTCTACTCCATAAGCCGTATCGTATCTTATAGTTCGTAATTTTCTATTTTCACGGCTTAATTCTTCATTCTCTTTTTGTAGTTTTTCTACTAGATTTAATACTATTTTTACACTTTGTGAATCTTCTAATGATATTTCTTTATAATTTTTTGTCTTTCTTCTTAACTCAAATGTATTTAATATTTCAATTGCTTTCCTTTCTGCCTCGTTCATTTTTATTTCTCACTTCCTTTAATTCATGAATATTATTTTTATATGATATATTTTGTTGTCTTAACAATTCATTCTCTTTTAATACTCTTTTATAATCTGATAAAATATGTTGCATAGATTTTGGTATTTCTAAATCTACTGTTTCCCAACCACTATTTTTAAAAAAATTGCTGTCTATTTCATTTATAGCACTATTTGCTAAATAATTTTCAACTATTTTTATATCTTCTTCTATACTATTTTCTTTCACTTAAAACACCTCCTAAATGTTATTTAATTCCAATTTATAGTTTTTCCAATTAAGCCATCCTAATTCATATTCTTGGAGCAATATTGCTTCAAGCTCTTTATTTCCATATCCTCTTTGCTCTGCTGTGTCAAAATCATAAACTGACCATTTTTTGTTTTTAAGATTAAATAATATTGTTTTATTATTCTTTGCTTTGTAGTAAAAAAATCCATCTTCACAATATATTTTTGTATATCCTAATTCTTCAAGCATCGCATCTGCTGTTTTTTCTTTCATTATGTATTACTCCTCTCTCAATTAATTGTTTCGCCTATGTAATCAGCATAAACATAACCTTTTCTTCTTACATTTTTGCAAAAAGCATTTATTCCGTCTGTTTCAATTATGTTTAAATAATATTCTATTAATTTTTGAGTTTCTGGATGAAATATTCTTTCTTTTTTACACTTATTATAATATTTTAATGGTTCACTATATGCCTTGTCATAATCCACTTTATGCTTTGAATATACTATTCCAGCTCCTAACCAATCACATATCATCTCAATTACATAATCATACGGAATTTTACAAGGTGTATTTTTATAAGTGCCTATGTTATCAATCCAATATTCCCAATGATGTGGGTTATGTCCTTTATGATGTTGCCATGCTAAACTATATCCTTTTTCTTTCTTTTCTGCATCAATTGGACTACTTGTTCCTTGAAAATATTTTGCACTGCTAAAAAATTCAGTTATTCCATACTTGCTCAAATCATGCATTAATCCTCTTTTATATTTTCCACATTTAAAGCAAAATTTCATAACATAAAATTTGTGCTTTGTTATGGTTTTAAAATGTTTTATATATTTTTCTATATTACTCATATCTTATTTACTCCTTTACCAATTTTCTGCCACACATCGGGCAATAATTTATTTGAAAAAACTGACTTGGCTTATATCCATCATTGTCTTGTCCTTCTATTTCAGCATATAACATATATCTCCAAGACTTTTTTTGATTAATAATTTCCATATGCGTTTCTTCTTCATTGTCTATATCTAATATTTTTTTATTATTTATTATTTTTTCGCAGTATTCACACATATCTATTCTCCTCCTAATAATTAACTCTAATTATATAACTGTTAAATTCTGGCTGATAATCTATACTTAGTCTTAAATCTTGCATTTTATCTATTCCATATCTTTCTATTTGCATTCCACCTCTTAAATTTCCTATATGATTAGTTATTGCAAACTTTACTATATTTTCTAATTGCCTAGTATAAACACTAGATTCGATTTGTTTATCTAATTTTTTTCTTAATCTTCTATTTGATAATCTTTCTGTTTCTAAATCATCTCTTAATTTTATAAGTTCTTTATTTAATTTTTTTACTTTTCCTTTAACGCTCATCTTCTCCTCCTACTTTTAAATTATCATTCGCTATTTCTCTTTCTATAAATTTTTCTATTTCCTCTCTATTATATCTACAAAAACTCAAACAATAATTACTCCCTGTTTTTTTATCTTTAGATTTACTTGAACAACTATATTCATGCCTTCTATAAACAGCTTTTCCATTACTTATTGTTAATTCCATATAAGGAAGTTCTATATAATAATCATTAATTATAGATGACTTATAATATTCTTTTTTAGGTTTGCAATTTTGCATTTTTTCACATACTATATGCAGTGCTTCACAATACTTTTTAATTTCTTCTTTGTTGCATAATTCATTGTGTATTTTAATAGCCTCTTTTAAATTCATTATTCTCTACCTCCTACTTTATAGCAATTAGCCATATAACTTTCTCTTGTTAGTATTGTTTCTATATACCAATCTTCTAAAAGCAATAAGTTATCTTCATTCTCTACAAAATACTTAAAACTACTATATAATCCTCTCCTTATTTCTACTATATCTCCAACTTCTATTAACTCTATTAGTTGTTTACTATGTTTTGCTATAATATCTTCTAATTGTTGCTCACTCCATCCACATTGTATTTTATTCCAATAAATAAGCCCGTTTTCATCTATATTAGTTATTTTATAAATATGCCCTGCTCTAGTTCTTACATATTCATTTACTTCAATTTTATCTTCCATATAAACCTCCTTATTCTTTCGGCATTTCATATACTTTTGGTATATTAAATATGTTTGGTTGTACATCCATGCCTCCTTGCATTATTGCTGGTCCGCCTTGTAATTCTAAATAACTTGAATATTTACTTATTATTTCTTGTAATACTTCTTTTGCTCTTTCTTCTGTTGAGTATGTTCCTAATGTAGAATTTGTATCAGCTGTTGCCTCAATTGTAACTCTACCTTCTTCTACATCTATCCATATGCTTTCTATTCTGTCGAAATTCACTAATTCATCTTTTCCTTGACTTACTATTATCATTGTTTACCTCCATTTCTAGCATTTTCTACTAACTTTTTAATTATGTTTGTATAATATCTCTGTTCTGGTCTCAACAAGTCTGCAAACTCATCTAAATCATTTAACTCTTTTTCTTGTTTATTTATTTTTTTCTCTATCTTAAATAGATCATCATTTAATCCGTGTAATTTTCGTGTCGCTATTATCTCCTCATCTGTTAAATCACTCATATTTCTTTTACCTCCAATATAACTTTACTTTCTTTGTCATATTTGAAACTATCTTCAAAACCTACAACATAGTTTCTATTATCATCTTTTAATTTACCTGCCTTAACCATTGAATCTAATATAAACTTTTTAGCAAAACATACATTGTCTAAATCTCTTCTTTTGTTCTCCTCTACCCATATAAAATGTATTTTAACCGGTCTGTCATATTTCGGTAGTTGATTTATATAATATGCAATGTCACTATCTACTGTTTTCTTCATCTTAGCTCCAGCAAATCTATTCTTCCTGCACTCATTTATGTATTGATTTAGACTCGGCAGCCTAAATGGTATTTCAACTTTATTCATATTTTAATTTGCTCTCCTAAATCTATATTTTTCTTGGTCGGCTTTTCTGAATATTCGCATTCTTCTACTCCAACAAAGTTAATATCTTCTAATCTCATACAGCCGACCGCATTTTATACATTCGCCTTTTAACTTTGGATATTTATATATCATTTTCTACTCCTTGAAATTGTATTGCAAAAATTCTATTGATATTTTTTCCATAAATTCATCCCAATTCTTTGATGTCTTTATATAATCTTTTACTCTTTCTAGTGTATCTTTCTCCCCTTGCATCACTCCAGCTTCAAAGACACAAACACATAATAAAATTATTAATATTACTTTAAACATGTTTTAACCTCTCTTTTCCCAATTCTGTTATTTGATATATTACTTCTTTGCAGTGAGTTTCTATGTCTAACTCCTTGCCCACTATACATACTTGTCTTTTTTCTAATAATGCTGTAAGCCTCGGTCTTGCATGGTTGTAATCTATCTCTTTTGTATAATTTCTGTATGCCATATACCTCGCTATTTGCTTTGCTGTTAGTTCTTTATATTCACTTAATATTTGCAATACTTGTATTTCTCTTTTGGTTTTATCTACTTTTTCGTTTGCTTCTCTTCTTGTTTCTTCACTCATTTCATTCATTTGTTTCACTCTCCTTTAGTTTAAATTTTGATATAAAAAATCTAAACTTTCATATTCTCTTTGTTCTGCCATTTGGCTATCTTTTTTTCTAAACTTCTTGTCTTCTTGTTCTGCATCTAACACTGTTTTTATTCCTTTTTTAGACCAATTATTTAATATGCCTTTTATGTATTGAATAGTTCTTTTATTAGCTTCTACAGCTTTTTCCATCGCTAATACAATTAGTTCTTTATCCATTTCTTTTGCATAGTCTGTAAAAACTTCTAGTGCATATGGCGTAATTAATCCTATGTTATTTTGATAAAAATCAATAATACATTGTAAACCGTCAACACAACTGTCGCCTACTGTTGTTATTACATTCTTATCATTCTTTATATTCTTTACATTCTTGTTTGTGTTCACTTGTTGTTCATTTGTTGTTCGCTTGTTGTTCACTTGTTGTTCATTTTGTTGTTCCTCTTGTTGGTACTTATCCCACGAAACTATTGTTATTAGTCTGTTTTTGTTGCTACTTTGTTGTTCAATTTGATGTTCATTTTCAAGCGTTTTTAAAATTCTTTGTACTTTATTTTCATCAATCTTCAATTTTTCTGATATTGTTTTTCTTCCTGTTAACAATTGACCTTTTTTTAATGTTACTCTTTTCCCCTTAAATAACACATCATATTCTTTGTGTGTAGTATTAAGTAATAGATATATCCATACTGCTAAGTAATCTCCGTCTTTTGTCACAACTGGATTATCTAGTATTTTTCTATGCAATTTTATCCAACCTTCCATAGCTATTCCTCATTTTCATATTTCTGTACTACAACTGAAAAATCTTTCTTAAAGATAATTCTATTAATTTGTCTAATTCTTCTTTTGATAGATTGTCATATCTTATCCCATCTGCAGCATTTTCAAAAAAGTCATAAACATTACTAGACTCTATAATAAGAACACTGTACATTTTGCTTTCTCCTTTCGTACAAAATTAGGGATAAAACTGATGTCTTATCCCTGCTGTTTTTAATCAAATATTTGTTTAATTAGTTTTTCTACTTTTGTTTTTAGTTCTTCTGTATTTCGATTTTTTTCTTTTTCAAGTTCCTCATCAGACATCAATCCAACTTTTACTGCATAGCTTATTTCTTCTTTTGATAAGTTTGTTTTCTCTAACATATTTGACACTAAATTTGCTAATGCTGACATTAATTTTGGTTTTGTTCCTTTTATTTCGATTTTTGCTCCATCTTCTTCTGATTCAATTAATATTTTAAAATTATTATTCATTTCTTGTTCCTCCTAATTTGATTTTCCAAATCTCTCTATAAATTCTTCCTTTGTTTTTTTGTAATAACTTGTCCATACTTTTTCTGCTAATCTCTTTAATTGTCTATTTAATTTGTCTCCGTTTTTACCATGTACTCCATTCGTTCCACGATGACTTTCTCTAGTTAAAAATACTATTAAGCCATCATTTATGCTCTTTTGCCTGTAAGCATTTGAAAAGTAAACCTCATGCCTTTCACAGTATATTTCTGTTCTTACTGTGCTATATAATTTGCTTTTTGGCATTATGCAAAAATCTTTTTGGCTGTTTTCGGCTTTCTTTTTGATATTTCGGCTACTTTTTCGGCGATTTTCTTTTGATTTTGGTACTGGGTTAAAACTTTTACTTAAATCAGTTACTATCATTTTTTATCCCAGCTTTCTAATAAACTATTAATTTCTGCATCTGATTTTGTTTCTATATCTAACTGCTTGCATTCTTGTACTAATAATTCAATTAATTTGGCCATTTCAGCTGTGTTATAAACACTTGACCCATAATATGTAATTACATTAGTAAAGCCGCTCTAATTTGCTTTTCGTTATTTCTGTTATCCAACCAATCCCATTCTTACTCCAAGCTTGTCTAAATCTTTCTACCGCCTCATTCTTGACTGGTATCACTTCATAACTTCCAATGTTTCTTATTAGATCTCTGTATATATCCTCCTTTGGAATACGCAATTTATCTTGTAATTTTCCTAGCAGAACCCAACAATATGCATTACTATCTAGGCTTCTTTTAGGTTTATATTCTTTTAATTCAAATTCTTTGTCTTTTGCTTGTTCTAATAAATAAGTTATTATTTTGTTACTTGTTCCTACCACGTTTTTACCTTTCTACATGTTGATGCATAAATACATATTCTGAATTTTCTCCCATGTTATTTAATAAAAATTCACTTGCTTGTTGCTTACTCAAATGGCTATCTTTTGCTCTAAATTCGTAAACATATTTACAGTCTTGTTGTTTTTCTTTTATCCTTTCTTCTATCTCATCTTCATCATAATTGCCTTCAATAAGATATAAATCATAATTTTTAGCACTTATTCCTTCAACTGTTTTTGTGTCTGTCATATATATTACTTTATAATCGTCAAACAGTATCCTATAGCCACACTGTGGTACGTCATGATATAATTTGATTGGTACAATTTTAAACAGCTTATAATCGTATCTCGTGCCAATCTCAAGTATATCTATGTTCTTTCTTTCAACCCCACATTCTAAAAGAGGCTTTAGCAACCATTCACAACATGCAAATCTTAAAGTGGGTCTTTCCTGAGCTAATTTTTTTATTGTTTCTTTCTTAAAATGATCTGAATGTATGTGAGTGAGAAGTACTATTTTTAATTTCTTATAATACTTCTCTAATTTCTTAAAGGTAACTCCACAATCAATTAAAATTATGTCTCTTATTATTGTTGCATTTCCTGTACTGCAGCTTGATATAATTTTATATGTCATTCATTGATACCTCTTTTGTGGTTATTTCTGATTGTTCTTCTGTTTCTGCTTGTACTTCAATTGGTGCTTGTTGAGGAATTTCTTGTTGCATTTCTTCTGCTTCATACATTCCTGCTAAATCTTCAACAAATGTTTCTCTTAATGCTCTTACTTTTGCAACTTTTTCAACCATTGTAGCTCCTTTATTTCCCCAATTTGAATTTAATTGACCTTGTCCTGTTTTCTGTGCTACCTCATTAAAACTTACACTTGAATATGTAGGATGCGTCCAATCTTTTCTAAACACTCTAGCCCAACCACCTACAAGTTGTTCGTTTCCTAATTTAAATGTTCCTTGTCTTTCTTCTATTGTTCCATCATCTTTTTGAACTATGATTCCACATTCCATTCCATCATAATTAGGATTTAAAACAGCTCTTTTTAATATTGCATCTTTTCCAACGACTAATTGAGCTGGTGTTCCTGCCTTATATTTAATTAAATATGCTTCTCTCAAAAACGGATTTAATTTTCTAACTTTACAAAGTTCTGTAAATAGCTTAAATTCTTGATTCGTAATAGGGACATCACTTCCAACTATATATTCTTGTACTATTTTCTTACTTAATTTTATTTCTTGTCCTTCTACCTCAAATTTAACTACTAAATCTTGTGTCTTATCTTGATTTTCATTATTCATATTCGTAACCTCCATTTACTAGAAATTGTTTTAATTCTCTTAATTGGTTTCTTGTTCCCCTTACCGTAAATTTTAAAATTAAAATTTCTTCTGCTTTTTCTTCTATTACTGGTGCATTTAATATTGTTTGTTCACTATATTTGTCTGACTCTTTTGCAGTATCCAAAATAAATTTTTGAAGTTCTTTTTCTTGTTCTATTTTTTTCTTTTCTTCTTCAATAGCTTTAAATCTGTTTGTTACACTTGTTATTGCATTACTTACATTTAATATTTGTTTGTATTCAACTAGTATTTCTGCTTTATGTTCTTGTGTTTCAATTAACTTTAAATCATCTACTATTTTGTCTATAAATTGTTTTGCTTGCTCTTTTAAGCTTTTCATACTTGCTGATAATGTTACATTTATTCTTGCTTGTCCATATGTAATAAAATCAATATTATTTACTGTTTTATATTCTTCAAAGTAGTCTTTTATTTCTTGCTCTTTCTTGGCTTTCAATTCATTTTCCGTTAAATCTATTTTTGTTTTTAAATCATTATCTGCACTTTTATATTTATCTGATATGTATGTTTTATATATTTCTTCAAATTGCATATATGGTGCTAATATTTGTTCTTTTACAACTTTTCTTTGTTGTTCAACTTCTTTAAATTCTTTGTTTAGATCAGCTCTCACTTGTTTTATTGCTTTTACATTTTCATCTGTGCAAACTAAACTCTTTGCATTTTCTACCTTTTTATCAATTTCTGCTGATAATTCCTTTAAATGTTCCTCTATTTGAGGTAATTGTTTTACAACTATTAGTTCCTGCATCTTTCTTCCTCCCATTTATCATTTATTTCGCACTCTTCATTTATTAATGCGAATATGTCTCCATCATCATCCATTTTTATTGTTCCTTTCCACAATTTCTGCAAAATCTATCTTTCAAATCCACTGCTTGTCCACAGGCTGTGCAACATTTTTGGCTTACCTTTTTTAAAATAACATCTTGTCCTTTTAAGCTAATTTCCATCAAGTCTCCTTCTTCAATTCCTAGATTTCTTCTTAGCTCTTTTGGTATTACAACTCTACCAAGTTCATCAACATGTCTTGATATTCCTGTCGTTTTTTTCATTTTCCATTCCTTTCCTTGCTCTCTTTGAAAAAATGTGTTATAATATTCAAAGAGAGTATTTATATAAATATTTTTGAGGAGTTAACAAATTGATTGGTAGTCGCTTGTTAGCTCTATTATTTTATTTCTAATTACTTGATTATTATCATATTGATTACTTGTCATTAACTTATTTACTAGTTTGATTGTGTCTTCTTTTTCGTCTATTTCACTTCTTAAATCTGCATTTTCGTTTTTTAAGTTTCTTGCCATTCTTGCTAATTCAACACATCTTGCATTTAAACTATCAATTTCTTTTTGTTTTCTGTTAAACATTCTTCTCACTTCCTTTCTAAATATTTTTTAATATGTATACAATGCTAATTGCTAGCAATACATAAACTAAATTCATAATTACGTTGATTGTTACTATTTTTGATAAAACTTCTGCTATTGTAAACACTACAAATATAAATACTAATGCTATTATCCAAAATATCAATCCTTTAATAATGTTTTTCATTTGTTTTTCCTCCTTAAATTACTACTCTATTTTGAGTTAAGTTTATTTTTCTTTTTTCATAGTCGATATCTACCGTATGACATTTTCTTTTTGTTTTAATTGGATAGATTTCAATTATTTTTTCTTGCTGTTCTTTTTTTAATTTTTGCTCAAATTCTTCTATATCCTTTAAGTCAAATCTGTACTGTGTTCCTAATTTTATGAATTTTAAACCTTGCTTTGTAAAATTTATTATTGTTCTATTATCTTTTACTCTAAAACGTTGTTTTGTTTCTTCTAATGTTAACCATTGCATTTTCTCATCTCCTTTACTTTTTTATTTCCACCTGTTATAATTACCTCATACTTAAGAGAAAAATATTTTAATTTGCCGAAAGTGAGGTGAATATAATGTCTTCTTTTATTATTAGTTACGATTTAATCTCTGACAAAGATTATTCAAAATTGTATGAAGCAATTAGAAATTACGGTTATTTTGCTCATGTATTAGAATCTGTCTGGATTGTAAATTCTTCAGATTCTTCTACCACTATTCGAGATAACCTTTCATCTTATATGGATTCTGACGATAAACTTTTTGTAGCTCAGTTATCAGGAGAATCTGCTTGGAGAAATTTATCTGCAAAAGTTTCTGATTGGATAAAAAGTAACACTTAGACATTTGGGTCAGCTGTAGTACAAGCTGGCTCTCTTTTTTTATACTTAATCTCTATTTTCTCAATTTCTTTTGTTTCAAATAGTTCTAAAACCTTTTGTTCTGCTTTTAGCTTATTTAATACTTCTGTTGCTCCTTCTTCTTCATTTTCATAAACAATCTTTATTTTTTCATCCATCCTCTCATCTCCTCTCTTTGTATCGGTTCGTGGTTATTTTACTAAACGTTTTGTTGAATTAATTGTTAAAAAAATATCTGCAATACTACATTCATATAATTTTGCCATTTTTTCTTTCAAAGCGTCACTAGGATTTCTACTTCCATTTTCAAGCATTGATAAATATTCTTTTGTTATAAGCAATATCTTTGATGCCTGTTCTTGAGTTAACTTCTTATTTTCTCTTAAATCTTTTAATGTCTTTTTTTTCATTTCGCACCTCCTCAACAAATTGTTGAACTTATTATATTAAACAATTTGTTGATTGTCAATACTTTTTTAAAAATATTTTTACATTTTGTTTAAAATGCTTGACACTCTAAGGAAAAAAATTTACAATATGTTTACAAGTTAAACAATTTGTTGTATAATAAAAATGTATTATGTAAAGGAAATGATTATATGAATAGATTAAGATTTTTAAGAAATGAAAAAGGAGAAAGTTTGGAAAAGATTGCCAAATTTTTAAATGTTACTATACAAACAATATCTAACTATGAAACTGAAAAAAGAGATATGAATCCAGACACAATTTTAAAATTATCAGAATATTTTGGAGTTTCAACAGATTATCTTTTAGGCAAATCAGATGCAAGAAATAATACTTCTAATATAGATGAATCAGATAAAAAATTTTACATGTGCCCTGTTTATGGTCAAATCAGTGCTGGACAACCTAATTGGGCTGAAGAATGTATCGAAGGAAGATTGCCACTTGATCCAGATTTAATGGGAATAGTAAATCCAGAGGAACACTTTTTCTTACGTGTAAATGGTGAAAGTATGAATAAAGTTGTTAGAAATGGTGCTTTTGCATTAATTCATAAACAAGATATGGTCGACGATGGAGAAATTGCTGTAGTTTTAGTAAATGGATATGATGCTACGTTAAAGAAATTTACTAGACAAGGTGATATGATTATATTGGAACCTCAATCAAATGATGACAGTTTTAAAACACAAGTATATGATAAAAATACACCGATTAAGATTTTAGGAAAATACGTAGGTAAAATGGAAATTAATAAATAATACTAAAGATAAGTAGCAATACTTATCTTGTTTTATAAGGAGGTTTCAATATGGCAGGAACAAAAAGAGAAACAGGAAAAAATCGTTGGAGATTAGAATATATGTACGAAAATGAAAGATACAGTCAATACGTAAATGCCTCTTCTCCAAGCGAAGCTAACAGAAAACTAGCTTTATTTGTAGCAGAAGTTGAAAAAGGTAATTATTCAAGGCAAAATTCTATGACTTTTACGGAATTTTCTCAAATGTTCATAGATAAATACGCAAAAAATAACTTATCTGATACTACTGTTATAAATTATGTCTATCAATTAAATAAATATATCTTACCTGAACTTGGTAAATACAAATTGTCTAAACTAAAAAGGCTTCACGTTCAAGATTTTGCCAATAAATTGTTGAATGAATATAATTTGTCATCTAAGACAATAAAAAACTATATAAAACTAATTTCATCGATTTTAGAGAAAGCAATTCAATGGGATTATCTTCATGAAAATGTTGCTAAATATGTAACTATACCCAAAAACTACAATAAGCCAAAAAAAGAGCAAGAAATATACAACAATGAAGAAATAAAATTATTATTTGAAGCTTTACAAAATGAAGAAGAACCTTTTAAAACTATGGTATATGTTTCGTTCTATACTGGTGCAAGGCGTGGCGAAGTTTTAGGACTTAGATGGCAAGATATTGATTTTGATAATAATATTATGCATATTATTCAAAATAAAATTATAAAACAAAATGGAACTAAATTAAAAGAAACTAAAAACAAAAGAACTAGACAATTTGTAATACCACAAGTATTAGTTGATAAGTTAAAAGAAATTTACAATAATCAACCACAAAACGAGCTAGTATTTAATTACTGCCCCACTACCTACACAAAAATGTGGAGAAAATTTATAAAAAGCCACAATTTAAAACCCATTACTTTACATGATTTAAGACATACAAATGGAAGTATATTAGCTTCAAAAGGTGTAGATATTGTAACAATAGCTAATAGATTGGGACATTTACCAGCTACAGCTTCTGCATATTATTTACATGCAGTTTCAGAAGAAGATAAAAAAGCAAGTCAAAAATTAGATAACTTGTTTTAATTTTTTACTATCATTTACGCTAAAATTACGCCAAAGTATAAAATAAAGAGATACAGTAAAATGCTGTACCTCTTTATTTTCCATTGGAGCGGGTACCGAGAATCGAACTCGGGCCACCAGGTCGGAAGCATGGGATTCTACCACTAAACTACACCCGCATATACCCATTATAAATAAATAAAATTTAATTGTCAATACAAAGCCATAATTCATATAATAAATCAGGAGAAATATTATGAATTATATAAAAGAACAAATTGAATTAATAAAATCAAGAGACCCATCGATAAACAATTCACTAGAAGCTATGCTATGCCCCACTTTCAAGGCCTTGCTGTATTATAAAATCTCACATTATTTCTATATAAAAAAACATTTCCTAATAGCAAGATATATAAGTGAAAAAGCCAAAAGAAAAACTGGAATTGAAATTCATCCAGGTGCAACAATAGGAAAAGGATTATTTATTGACCACGGTACAGGCGTAGTTATAGGAGAAACTGCAATAATTGGAAACAATGCAACACTATTTCATGGTGTAACTCTAGGCGGGACTGGCAAAGAAAAAGGCAAAAGACATCCAACTATTGGTAACAATGTTTTTATTGGTTCTGGTGCTAAAATTCTTGGAAATATTATTATAGGAGATAATGTAAAAATCGGTGCAAATGCTGTTATCCTAAAAAATGTTCCTTCAAATGTAACAATAGTAGGAGTTCCTGGCAAAATTGTTAAAGTTTTACCATAGAATCCTACTTCTTTTTTATAATCTTACTTTTTAACCCAAACTGAAACACTTCCACCATCACAATAGAAAATTCCATTTCCATCTTTATCTACATATACAGTCTCTTTTACATGTCCTGTATAATCATAAAATACTGAATCAGCAAGTCTAGGTCCAACATTTATTGGCTTTCCTCCTCCAGGTCCATCACTCATAATTGCAACAAGCCCTGAATTTTCATGTTCATCATCACCTGTTCTTACAAATGCTATAATATCATGATGATCAAAATAATCTTTTTGCTCCCCATAAGCATAATTTTTTCTTAGTCTCATCATATTTTCTAACATATCTTTTTTGCCTTCAATATTTTGTGATGGAATTCCATAATAATCTCCATAAAATATACATGGCAAACCATCTTTTCTTAATAAGATAAGTGCATATGCTAATGGCTTAAACCAGTCTGGAATCCAAGAAAATAATGCTTGACCAGGCTCTGTATCATGATTATCTACAAATGTTACTGCTAAACTTGGCATTTCTTTTACTAATGTATTTTCAAATATTCTTCCCATATCATAATTTCCATGAGAATTTGCAGCTTCATATAAATTATAATGTAATGGAACATCAAATAATGGAATCGTTGAATTGGTTTTATCTATATACCATTTTAATGTGTCTAAATTTCTATTCCAATATTCTCCAACACATTTCAAATCTGGTCTTGCTTCTTTCATTTTTCTGATGAACTCTGCAATAAAATCAGATTTGATATGTTTTACTGCATCTAATCTAAATGAATCAACTCCTGTAAGCTCTAAATACCATTTTCCCCATTTTTCTAATTCTTCTACAACAATTGGATTGTTAAAATCTATATCTGCTCCCATTAAATAATCATAATTTCCATTTTCTTGGTCTACATTTTGGTCCCAATGTTTTCCGCTAAACCTAAAGATTCCATTCTTTCTTCCACTTTCGTCCCAATCTGTTCCATTAAAATGCTTATAGTTCCACTTAAAATCAGAATATTTATTATTTCTAGCAGTAAAATTATACTTAGTCCATGCTGTAATTTTTTTAGGCAATGTTGTATCTTTTGTTCTATCTGTGCACTCTTCCTCACTTGCATATACTGTTTCTGCTTCATCTGCTCCTATTTTGTGGTTTAACACAATATCTGCATATACTTTAATATTATTTTCATGTAAATCTTTTATTGCTTGTATATATTCATCTTTTGTACCATATTTTGTTTCTATACTACCCTTTTGGTCAAATTCTCCCAAATCATATAAATCATAGGCTGAATAACCTGCATCAAATTTTCCTCCAGCACCTTTGTATGCCGGTGGTAACCATACATCTGTTATACCTATTTCTTTTAATTTTCCAGCTTCTCTTGATACCTGTTGCCATAACTTATCTTCTGGTTTCAAATACCATTCAAAGTATTGCATTAGTATTCTATTTTCCTTCATTTGTATCTTTCCTTTCGAATGTATATTATCATAGTTTTCACTATTTTTCAAGTATAACATATAATGATAATAAAGAGGTGCAAACAGGATGGCAGACATAAAATTAAGTAATATTACTAATGTAATTTCACTTGCTAATATGCTATCTTTATAAGATAAATTTCATTCAAATTAATTTTGTACTCTTTGTGTTACCATTGGTGTTTTTTCAGTAATTCTATCAAAAGAATATCCTTTTTTCTTGCCATATTCTATAATATCTTTTAATGCATTTAATGTCTTTTTATTGGCTGAAAAATCGTGCATTAATACTACATTTCTTCTGCCTTTTTTCAATCCTTTTGTTACATTATTGTATACCTGTTCTTTTGTCTTGGCACCACCAGAATCACCTGATCCAACATTCCAATCATAATATTTAAATCCTTGATTAAGAACCTCTTTCGTCAATCTCGTCATTACACCTGGATTAAATCTACTTACTGTGTTTGAACTCCCACCCGGAAACCTTGTTATTGTTGTTGTTATACCTGTAAGATTTTTTATTTTGCTTTGCAATTTTTTCACATTATCCATATATCCATCTACTGATTTATATATTTCTTTATAATTGTGTGAATATCCATGTATTCCAATAGAATGTCCTTCATTTACAATTCTTTTTATAAGATACTCTTCATTTGAATCAAAATTAATTACAAAAAATGTTGCTTTTACATTTTCTTCTTTTAATATATCTAAAAT